CAACGTAACTGGGAAACTCTGTTACAGGTAATTGGGTTACGTACACAGGTGATTGATCCAGCACAGTCTATGGTCGAGGACGACGTCAGTGAATACAAATTTGGATCTAGTTACAGCGGTCGTCATACTATATGGCATTTTGAATTTGGTGTTGAATTAAAAGACCAATTTCTTACTGTGACTACTAAAAACCATAATGAAATAGAAAATCCAATTGGTACGTTACTACTGGATCTTAATAATGTACCGATAATACCAAGTCTTAAGGCAACTGCAGAATTTACAATTCCTGTATTTACTATGGATGGTGTCAATAAAAATACCTATGTTACTGCTATTAAATAAGCTGTAACGTATAAATAACAGTATGTATATCTTCACGTGAATACAGAGAATTAGAATTAATATTAATTAAGAAACAGGAGAGATTTAAATGGGTTATCAAACTAACACAAACCAAAGATTTGGTCCAGAAGATGGGTCATCATTTGGTAATGCTATGGCCACTGGTGGTAGAACGTTATCACACTTTACAATAACAGCGGCAAATATGTATGCGACTTCGGGAGCGGCGGCAGGTAAAGTAAATTGGGCAACAGCAGGATCAGTATACTACAAAATTATGGCAGGACTACAAGTTGTGCCTGGTACAATTGAACTATTAGGTGTGCCAACTACTGGTAATATCTTTAACATTGCTTATTCAGGACTAGAACCTGAGTTCACTGCTAACAACGTATCATGGGGTGGAAGAGCGGCAACAACTAGAGAGCTACAAATTCAGTCTTATGCTAACGGTGCTGTTTCAGGTGCTGAAGTAGGTAATGGCGTAGGTTGGGCATTAGCTAATGTTGTTTTAGGCTACACAGAAGCAGAGGTAATAGTTGCTACAGTGTAATTAAACTGTAACAGTTACAGTAATACAAAAAAGGATCTTCGGATCCTTTTTTATTGATGATATAATATACTATTACAGTAATCTCTAGATTATAAATACTACTTGAAACAGTAATAGATGCAAAAACAAAACATTAAGGCACATATTAAGGCACACAAAGGCACAATAAAGCATCGCTCCACTTTTAGGAAAGCGAGATGGCCAAGCCAAACGAAATTGAAAAACAAAACTTAGAAGCTCACGTCGAGCTTTGTGCTATAAGGTACTCTCACTTGGAAAGCAAACTAGAAAATTTAGAACATAGAATGGATAAACTTGAAACACATCTAGTGGATATCAAGGGACATCTCTCAAAGAAAGTTGCTGGAACAGATGCTAAAATCTGGAAAGTCGTCCTCACACTGTTAAGTATAGCATTAGCAGGCATCATGGGTTTTCTTTATCACTCCATATAGAAGTCGTATAAATAGTTGTATGAAGATCATTGAACTAAAAAATAAAATATTAACTCCCATTACTAATGAAGAAAGTGCTCTGCTAAAACGATTTATCGGTAATACTCCTGTTCCAAAAAGTCATCTAGGCCTAAGAGAACAAGAATTAGCATACAAGCTGACTATTAAGGATGCACTAGTTCGAACAAACACTGATGGCAAAATCTATTACACAAAAATCATCGACTGAACAATTCGATATTGAAAAAATCAAAAGGTTTACTCAAGAAGAATTAAAAAATCTGGCTCAAGTACCTAGTGAACTTCCTTTCTGTTATCAAATTGGCAAGGATCTTTTGGTAGGAAACTATCGCATTAATTATATAAACAACGACTGTTGGCGTGTTATGCACGTAGATAGTCAGCTATTTGATTTTTTTAATCGTAAAGACGCAATATACTATTGCGTAGCATTACATAAAGATCAACACAGCCTGGCAAAAGATATTCGAGACTGTGATGCCTTACTAAATAAATTAGAGTTCGAAGCACAATTGTATCGTATTCGTTATAAGAAGGCTAAGAAAGCTCAAGATAGTTGGGGACAGGAATTTGCTACAACCAAGTATAAAGATATTATGTTACGTATAGATCTAGCCAGAGAAGAAATTAAAAAAAATATAGATATTGCTAAATATATAAAAGTTTAAAAGTATCTAAAAATTAGGAAATAACAATGAAACTACAAGAAATGTCTACTAAAACAGCAAAAAAGTTGAACAAACTAATGGAAAGCCGTTTTGGTTTCACTATTAATTACGATAATCTAGATGTAACTAAAGCTACTAAGCTAAATGAAAAGATTACAGCCAATCTAGACAACATCCGCCATAGCGTTGATTTGCATACAGCAGAAAAGAATCCACGTTATATGGAATTACTTACAGTGCAAGAAGGACTTTCGACCTGGTTAAAAGAAAATAGTGAAACTGAAGTTATCACTGAAGGCGAAGTTGGTAGTGCTGAAGTATTACTAGCCGCTAAGAGTATGGTAGATGAAGTTCAGGATATGATTGAAACAGCAGGTAAAATGCAAAACGAGCAACTACCACAATTACTAGATAGTATCCGTGATCAACTTGGTAGTGAACAAGCTGATGCTTTCCAACAGTCAGTTGGCGGAACATTAGAACAATTAATGCCAGCACTACAAACAGCTAGAGATGGTGTCGATGGTGGTGTCAGAGTACTATCCGGTGAGCAAGTTGATACTCCAATGGATATGCCAACTCCAGATAGTGATCTTGATCTTGAAGTTGATGATGTCGAAACAGTTACTCCGGACGCAGATGGCTTTGATGCTACTGGTGCCGCAGTAGGTGGTGATACAGAACTTGGTCGCGAATTAAGATAATCGTGCGAGTTGATGAATTTGCTAACAGTAGTTCAAATCCAGAAGATAACTTAGTAACAGCTCTGGAACTTATTCGTAATCGCTACAAAGATGATGAAACACTTCCAAAAATTTCTACACAGAGTATAATCAAGCTAGTACTAAACACAGATCGTACTTTTGATTATGATGCTCTAGTATCAGCAAACGAAAACAATCCAGCAGTAAAAACCCTAATTAAAAGTTTTAACAAAGACTATGTTGAATTACACCCTGCAGGCAATGATGGTGAAAACGACTCAACAACAACTAACACCGATGGTAAAACTGGAACAGCAAACACTGTAAACAAGATGGCCAAACGTGCCGCTAAAAAAAGAAGTAAATCTACTTTTTAAATACAATCCTTGACAATCCCTTATAAATAGTGTAGTATATAATATACTAACTTGAGAGAAATAATATGGCTTATAGCGATAAAGTATTAGATCATTACGAAAATCCAAGAAATGTTGGCTCTTTTGACAAAAAAGACTCAGACGTTGGAACTGGTATGGTTGGTGCACCTGCTTGTGGTGATGTTATGAAACTACAAATTAAAGTAGACAAAGGGGTAATAACAGATGCAAAGTTTAAAACTTATGGCTGTGGTAGTGCTATTGCATCTAGTTCACTGGTCACAGAAATGCTTAAAGGTTGCACTTTGGATGAAGCACAAGCTATCAAAAACACATCCATAGTTGAAGAGTTAGCTCTTCCTCCTGTAAAGATACATTGTTCTGTACTTGCTGAAGATGCAATTAAAAGTGCAATAGTCGATTACAAGAAAAAACAAGAAACAGTTTAATATGATTTCATTAACTGACATAGCCGCTGAGAAAGCTAGCAATGCAATAGCCAGCAGAGAAAACACTATAGGACTTCGCATAGGAGTTAAGACTACAGGCTGTTCAGGTATGGCATATGTATTAGAGTTTGTTGACACTCTGGAAACAGATAATGATCAAACATATCAAGACAAAGGCATTACTCTAGTAGTAAGTAAAAAAGATTTAACCTATCTAGAAGGTATGCAACTAGACTATCAAAAGAAAGGACTCAATGAAGGCTTTGAGTTTATCAATCCAAATGAATCAGCACGCTGTGGGTGTGGAGAAAGTTTCACAGTCTAATTAGTTGACTACTTTTATTATTACCGTTTGGATTCAATCCATTCTAACATAGGATGTATTATTTCTTTTAATATTCTTTCTTTTACAATACCCTCATTAAAAAACAAGTTATGATTGTGTGCTAATTTTTCTAGTGTTAAAGAATCATATTTGTGTTTCTGGAAAGATTTAACATTGTTGATTACTGCCGACAGTCGATCTTGGTCGTTTTGTATTAGATCGTAGCTTTCATCGAATAGATTTTCAAAAGTTTCAAACCCTAAATCTTTTAGGAAATGTAAAGTACCAGGTTGCCCCCAAACGATAAAAGGGTGATAGTAGGCCATGGGCTTAAAGGATTTTTCCGTAACGTGTGTCCCTCCTAAAAGATCTTTCGTAGTTTCAGCAACGAGACTAAAATACGTGTCATTATACCACATTGGATTAAAATATCTTTGTTGTTGGCCAGTCACTCCTGCACTTGCTGGAAATAGAGGATCAGCATCCTCGGGCAAGTATTTTCCTAATCGTTCTACATAACTGTAATAGAAATCGTCAAGGTATGGAATCATCCTTTCATACAACATTTCAAAATGAGGTTTAATCAGCCCCATTGGCATCAAGCCCATTTTCTTGTATGTCTTGTTTGGACGGTAATCGTTGTAGCCCATATCCCTGTAGGTAAGAGATTCGTAATACCAAAACCAATTACGGTTGCTTACATTGTATTCGTTTATACCAGCGTGATCTCCCATACACCAAAGAGAATCAACGAAGGTTAGATATCCTTGATCCTTAAGATAGTCACACCAAGTTTTACCGTTGGTTATCACTTCCATACAGTCCGCTACCAGAAAACAGTTTTTACTATCCATCTTATCAATCCTTTCAATGAAAGACACATCAAAATACTCTGTAAAAGTATTAGTAAAATATTTTGAATGGAAACTGTTAAAATGTTTTTCGGATATTACCAAATTATATTTTTTCATACATATATTTACTTGACTTTACTCTAATGAACATATATACTAATACTATGCTTATAAAAAAATACGATTACACACCCATATCACGAAAATCAGTAGATGGTAAAAGATTATACAATTTACCCGATGGTAGTAAAGTTCCTAGTGTTACTACTATACTGGATAAAACTAAGTCAAAAGAAAAGCAAGAAGCACTAGCAAATTGGCGTAAACGTGTAGGTACTGCCAAAGCACAAGAAATAACTACAGAGGCCGCTAACCGTGGAACTCGTATGCACAAATGGTTAGAAGACTATGTCGAGAATGATAGAAATATGGGAGCTCCTGGAACTAATCCATATAGTCAACAAAGTTATAAAATGGCAGAAGTAATTGTTGAAAAAGGTTTAACACACGTAGATGAAGTATGGGGCATTGAAGTACCTTTATACTTTCCAGGATTATACGCAGGTACTACAGATGCGTGTGGAGTATACAAAGGTCAGCCAGCAATAATTGATTATAAACAGACTAATAAACCTAAGAAAACAGAGTGGGTTGATGACTATTTTATACAATTATGTGCATATGCTGAAGCACATAATGAGGTCCATGGTACAGACATTAAAACCGGAGTTATATTAATGTGTAGCAAGGACTATGAATTTCAAACGTGGACAGTACAAGGAAACGAATGGAATATCTGGCGAGATCGATGGTTTGACAGGGTTGAGCAGTATTATAAGTTAGCATAATCTCTCTAAGCTCATTGTTTTTATCTGAGCATAAATACTAGTTATAAAGTAAGGTGAGAATATGGCTGTAATACAAATATCAAAGATACAGGTCCGAAGAGGACTACAAGAAAATTTACCAAATTTGGCAAGTGGCGAGTTCGGCTGGTCAATTGATGAACGCAGATTATTCATTGGTAATGGTACACTTACAGAAGGAGCACCGCAATTAGGTGTTACTGAAATACTTACTCAGTATAGTGATCTAGATAATCTTATAGCTAACATTACAGCGTCTAATCTATCATTTAACACTACTACTATTCTCAACAATACTACACAACAGACAAACATTACAGTCGGTAATCTTAAACAAAGAATAATTGACTATGATCTAGTTAGAGGATCATTTACTCGAGTTGGTTCAATGAAAGTAACTAACATCGGTGGAGTATCACAGCTAGAAGACGACTACGTAGAAACAGGCAACACAGGAGTTATACTAACTTTTGCGGCTAACACATCAAATGCCTCTAACGTATCATTACAGTATGTTTCAACCAATACTGGTACAAATGCCACATTCAATTATTATCTGAAATCATTCCAAGTAGAAGCGTAAGATGTCTATGACCTGGCAGGACTTCTGGACCCTACGAGTGAATGATCGATTAAGGCAATGGACCGATTTCAGGCAACAACTAGACAAATTGCCGTTTGATTTAGCACTTGTAGAACTAAACGAAATGTGGAGCAGTGCTCCGCAAGTCAACTATGCTTTAGACCAAAGTAGTAATAAAAATTGGCCAACTCCGTGGGAATTGTTAGCCGAAACCAACTATTGTACCATTGCAAAAGCTCTAGGAATAATGTATACTATATACTTTACTAGACATAGATCCACCGATGTAGAGTTACGTGTATACTATAACTATGATGACAAGGAAAGGCACGCTGTAGCGTGGTTTAAGGGTGGTGAATATATTCTTAACTACTGGCCATTTGAAATAGTAAATACAAAACAGATACAAGAAAAGCAGTTGAAGTTGCTTTATCAATACACGAGTAAAGATTTAAAATTGGAAAGTTATTAAACATAAACATATAGAAAATAGAGGGTTCAAGTGAGTAGTATTCAAGTTAAAAAACGTAGTGGTGATGTTGTTCCGTTAGACCTAGTCAAATGGCAAACTCAAGTAGCAAAGGTCTGTCGAGGTACTGCAGACGTTAGTCAATCAATGATAGAGATTAAGGCACAGCCTCATTTTTATGATGGTATCAGCACCAGAGAGATTGATGAGATTACTTTACGTGCTGTAGTTGATCTAATTGATATAGAACACGAGCCAGAAGTAGGACACACCAATTACCAATTTGTAGCAGGCAAGCAACGCCTAAGTATGTTACGTAAAGATATATATGGTACCTATCTCCCACCTAAACTGTATGAAATTGTTAAAAAAAATGTAGACACTGGCCTGTATACAGAAGAATTACTAAAATGGTATTCAGAAGATGAATGGAACGATATGGAAAATATCATCGACCATAGTAAAGACGAAGATTATAGTTATGCGGCCATTGAACAGTTAATTGCAAAATATCTTGTTAAGAATAGATCAACAAAAGAAATTTATGAGACTCCACAGATTCGTTATATAATTGCCGCGGCAACAGTATTCCATAAAGAAGAAACAAATAAAAGATTAAAGTTTATTAAAGAGTACTATACCTGCGCCAGCGATGGATTGTTTACCCTAGCAACTCCCGTACTGGCTGGCCTAGGTACCCCTACAAAACAGTTTAGCTCGTGTGTATTAATTAAAGCAGACGACAACTTAGACTCAATATTTGCATCAGGTGAAATGATGGCAAAATATGCGGCTAAACGTGCAGGCATTGGCCTAGAGGTAGGAAGATTAAGACCATTAGGTAGTCCCATTAGAGGTGGTGAAGTTATGCACACTGGTATGATTCCATTTTTAAAGAAATGGTTTGGTGACCTACGATCGTGTAGCCAAGGTGGTATACGTAATGCTTCAGCAACAGTATTTTATCCCATATGGCATCATCAATTTGATGATCTAATAGTATTAAAAAACAACCAAGGAACAGAAGAAACTCGTGTACGTCATATGGACTATGGTGTAGTATTGAATGCTTTCTTTTTTAGACGATTCAAGAACAAAGAAAATATTACATTCTTTGATCCAAACGAAGTTCCTGATTTGTATGAAGCATTTTATACAGACACAAAACTATTTGAAGACTTATATATACAGTACGAAAAACAAAGAAACTTACGTAAAAAAGTAATATCAGCTGAAGAAGTATTTAAAGCAGGCATACTTAAAGAACGTACAGATACTGGTAGAATATATCTTGCATTTACTGACAACGTAATGAAACAAGGACCATTTGATCCTGAACATCATCCAATATATCAAAGTAATCTATGTTGTGAAATACTGTTACCAACTAAACCGTTTAAGAGATTAGATGATCCTAATGGACGTATTGCTTTATGTACTCTAGGAAGTATTAATTGGGGTAGTTTTAGAAATCCAGAAGATATGCGTAGAGCCTGTCGTATATTACAACGTTCATTATGCAACATATTAGATTATCAAGATTTCTTAAGTGTACAAAGTAAATTGTCAAATGATGAGATATCACCACTAGGTGTTGGTGTTACTAATTTAGCTTACTGGCACGCTAAACGAGGAATGAAGTACGGAGAGAAAGAAGCATTACAAGAAGTTAAAACTTGGATGGAGCATCAAGCATTTTATCTAACTCAAGGTACTGTTGAACTAGCTAAAGAACGTGGTGCCTGTAAACATAGTGCATACACACGTTATGGACGAGGAGAATTTCCCTGGGAAAATCGTGCTAAAGGTGTTAATAAACTAACAGACTTTACTCCAACAAATGATTTAAACTGGGAAACTCTACGTCATGATATGAGGATGTATGGTGTGCGTAATGCTACACTAATGGCTATTGCTCCAGTTGAATCAAGTTCTGTTGTAGTTAGTAGCACCAATGGTATTGAGATGCCAATGAGCTTGATATCAGTTAAAGAATCCAAAGCAGGATCGTTAATACAGGTAGTTCCGGAGTATAATAAATTAAAGAATAAATATGAACTGATGTGGGACCAAAAGGATTGTGAAGCATACCTTAAAACGGCCGCGGTACTAGCCGCTTATGTGGATCAAAGCATAAGTACAAATACCTTTTATAATCCAGCACATTTTCCGGAACGTAAGGTACCAACAACTATAATTGCTAAGAATCTAATGCAGGCACACGCCTGGGGCATCAAAACCTTCTATTACAGTCTTATTAACAAGGCTGGTAGTAAAAACATAGATGACGTATTAGATGAAAGTAATCTTTTACCCTTGTCTGATACTGTAAGACAAGATTTTATTGACGATGATGACTGTGAGGCGTGTAAACTATAATGAGTAAAGAACAATATAACTTAAAAACAAAAACTGATTATCTAAATAGAAAGATGTTCCTTGACCCCCAAGGTCCTGTAACAATACAGAGATTCGAAGAAGTAAAATACAACAAGATAGTTAGTCTAGAACAGACTGCTAGAGGATTCTTTTGGATTCCTGAAGAAATTAGCTTAACAAAAGATTCAAATGATTTTAAAACTGCTAGTGATACAGTTAAACATATATTCACATCAAATCTGTTAAGGCAAACAGCGTTAGATAGTCTGCAAGGGCGTGGCCCAGCACAGGTATTTACACCAGTAGTTGGACTGCCTGAACTAGAAGCGTTGATGTTTAATTGGTCATTCTTTGAAACTAACATTCACTCTAGAAGTTACAGTCATATTATACGTAACATCTACAATGTGCCTAAAGAAGTTTTTAATACAATTCACGACACCAATGAAATTATTGATATGGCTTCTAATATTGGTGAATACTACGACAAATTGCACGTAATTAATTGTAAGAAAGAATTAGGACACAAGATTGCCGAGCAGGACCATATCAATGCAATATGGCTAGCACTAAATGCAAGCTATGGTCTAGAAGCATTCCGATTTATGGTATCATTTGCTACAAGTCTTGCAATGGTAGAAAATAGAATCTTTATGGGTAACGGAAATATTATTAGCCTAATCCTACAAGATGAATTACTGCATAAAGAATGGACTGC